GGACTTTTCGCGCAAGGAATTTCATGCAGATCAAACGAAATAGTATAAAATCAGTTGGAGTATAGGCAAGGGGGAGGGCGGCGATGAGACGACGGCGGCAGAATATGTTCCTATTCTCTCTCTGCTGTGCCGCATGCGCCCTCGTTCTCCTCGCATCCATACGCACGGCGGATGCGCTGTCGCTCGTCTATGCACACAACTTCGGCACGGCCTATGCCGACGCCCTGCGCCGCGCCTCCCCGGAGCCCCTCGATACGCAGGGCGTCTCGACGAATCTCTTGGAGATCTTTCAGGATCACCGCGTCGATGCCGCCGAACTCTATGATTTTCAAGCGGAGCAGTTTGTCCGCGGCTCGACAGAACAGCTCTATTGGTATCCGCACTTTTCCGCCGTGGTCGTCCTCGCCGTGGCGGAGGACTGCCCTGTCCCCGTGGAGGGTTGGAGCGATCTGCGGGAGAATGTCACCGTGGTTCTTCCCGATTCCTGCCCCGATCGGGAAATTTTCTTTTTGGCGCTGGCACGCGGACTGTCCGCAGACGCGAACCTCGACGAGGCGTTCGCTCTGCTCACGCGGCTGAAGGAGGAGGATCGGCTGCGCATCTGCAACAGCCGGCGCGGCAATCAATACCGCCTGGCGGAGAAGGACGGCGGCGGGGATGTCTATGTGCTCTTTGCGCACGAAGCGGAGCAGCTCATTCAGTACGGCGCCCCGCTGCGCATCTGTATGCCGAAGGAAGGAACGCTCTCCTTTACCAAGGGACTGCTCGCGCGAAAGCCCATCTCCTTTGCCAATACCCTGCGGCGCGATCTGCGCGCAGAGGGCTACCCGATCGCACCTCCGGCGGGGGCTGCGCAGATCCACGACGCCGATGCACTCTACCGGGAACTTACGGAGGCGAATGCGCGCTATCGGCAGATAATTTGGGGACATTCTGTGTTCACGCCGATCGAAACGCATGAGCGCCTGGTCATTCTCGTCACAATCCTTGTCGTCACGGTTCTCTGGGGTGCAAGCCTGC